TTAATGCCATGGTGTTTTTGCAAGCGAGCTTTCCTTGTACCCGGCTGCATAATGGAGCTGGTCCTTCTGCGCCGTACTCAGCGGCAGACTGTTGATATAATCCCACACGCGCTGCTGCTTTCCGTCTCCGGAGAAGTCGCTTATAGCACGCAGGAAGGCCACATACTCATATGTGTCGATGCCTTTGCTGCGCGCCGCCTGGTACTTCTCGTAGGCGCTGTCGGACATTATCGCCGAAAGCGCGGCGTCCTTGTCCCTCTCGCTCAGCGGCATCTCCGCAATCGCCAAATACCGCTCGACGGTGGAAGCATCCTCAGGCATGGCGTCAAGTGTTTCCGCCGCATCAACGGCCGCATCTGACTTCATTCCGGCACTGTAGAATTCCAGATAGTCGTCAAGCGTCCCGTTCTCCCTCTGCTCAAGCGCGTCGGTCAGGCTGAGCCCGGACTCGATAGCGTCCGTCAATTTGGAGTATTGTGAGGGATTACCGCTCTCTGTGGTCGCGTCCGTTCCCATGATCGTACCTATGGCCGCGAGCTTTTCCTCGTCGGTGAGCCCGTCCAGCTTGTCTATTGCACCGTACTGCTGTACCTGCGACACGCTTTTTTTGCCATCCTCCGGCTCAAGAGAATACAGTGCCTCGGTTATCCGGGCTGCGTTGCCGGGGCTGACGCCCGCATCAACGAGTTTGTTGTACCGTTCAACTCCATATTTGCTGTTGGTGACCACGCCCATGATGCCGTCCCAGTCTACACCGCGTCGCAGCATGTCGTCAATAGACTCGTCATAGTCATCGGTTATGAGGTTGCTGTACAGCGTCGCCTTGAGCTCGTCGGATATATCCAGGGCAGATATCTTCTCGCGTTTTATGTCATTTGCGCTCTGCGTCTCCGTTTTCTCCGTACCCTTGATATCCATTACCACGTCGAAGGCATCATAAGCGTCGATGCCGCCGCCGAGCAGCGCGGCATAGGCGGCAGTCTGCTTGGCCGTGAGGCGGCTGAAGCCCCTGTCTATCCACTCCTGCCCGCCTTTCGTGGAGGTCGTTCCGAAGACCATGGCTGTCAAAGCATCTTTGACATTCCTCTCCACAGGGTACTTGAGCGTAGGATTACCCTCGGCGTCTTCGCCGTATACGCCCCCTTCAGCCACAGCGTTCACGCCCTTTACGAACTTTGACAGCTGCCCTCCTCCGAACGGCAGCAGCAGGTATGCCAAGGGGTCTTTAAACGCCGACTGTATAGGCAGGCGCCCGCCGTCGAACACAGGTCCGCCTATGAAAGGCAGCTGACCGCCCAGCTCTTTCCCGAAGTTCGCAAGCGCCGTCGCCGCGTCAGTCCTTTCCGTTGCTAAGGAAACGTCATTACCGGTTATCATGTCCACGGCCAGCTCAATGGTGTTCGGCAGCGCATAGCCAAAGAGGTCTCCCGAAAGCTCATTGAGCATATTCAGTGGGTCTAGCGCCGGGCGGCGTCCGACTATTGCCTCATAGAGTTCATCATACAACCAGGCTCCGAGCATGAACTTGAGCAGAGCCACGGCAAGCGACTTTTTGCCCCGTTCCTTGAGATTCCTGGGCAGGTCCCTATACAGGTATGACAGCTGGTTGTTTACCTCGACCTGGAACTGCGTGAATAGCTTTGTAAAGGGATTGCGGGACTCGAATATCGTGGGCAGCGCGCCCTTGCTGCGGTCTGCAATGAGGCTGGCCGCAAAGCTGTCCGCCTCCTCCATAGCCGCTGTCTCGCTCATGCCCAGCTTGAGATTAGAATTGTACCGCGCGCGGACCACGGTCTCGGAGGTAAACATGTCTATCCATTCCATTGGCCTTGTGAGGACCTTTGAGGCATCCTGCGTCCAGCTAAGCACGAGAGGATCAGAGCCTATGCGGTTGGTCAGGAAGTCTGATTTGGTTTTGAAGCCGTCGTCCTTGACCATCGCACTCAGCGTGTCGCGCATGCTTGTCAGGATGTCCCCAGCGCTCACCTCGGCCCAGGCCTGAGATATCGGGATGAAGTTCGTAAGCCAGGAGCCGGGGTTTACTGCCACCATGTTCGCGGCCACTCGGTTTTCAAGGGCTTTCGAAAAGTTGTAGAAGTCCCGACCTGCAAAAAACTCTATGCCTCTGTCCGCCGCACTGCGCTTGTTCGCCAGGAGGTTGGTATATTCCTCTATGTTGTTGACATAGTTTGAGAGTTCATACCTTCCCTCCTCCTGCTTCTTTCGTACCGCCTCATCTTTCTGCTCCTCGGTCAACCGGGAATCAGCCCTTATCTCGTCTACCTGCGCCTGTATACCCGGCTCAGAAGTTCGGTATCGTATCTGCGAGGCCAGAGCCCGGAGCCGCTGTATATCGTCGGTGTGATAGATGACATCGCTCACGCCCTCGATATACCGGTCGAAGCCCTGCACCGCGTCAAAGGTGGTGTCGAAGCCCTGTCTCTGCATGATATTCCCGACCCAGCGTATGCCGGGCTTAAAGGTGTGCGTCAGGCCGCTTATGGATGTGGGCAGAGCGTTCACTTCCGTGTTTACGTCCAGCCCCTTGCCGACGAGCGCGGCCAGGCGGTCCTTCAGCGGCACATCCTTCATATCTGCGGCCTTGAAGGCACGGCCGAGCAGGCTTTCCCCCTTAGCATCATCAAAATGCGGGAAATATCCGTGCCGGTAGTCCACAGGCTCATAGCCGTTTCGTATGCGTACCTGGTTCATCAGCGAGAACAGCTCGTCATAGATTTTCCGGAACTCCTCGACGGCAGCCGTAATTTTCTCCTTGTCCAGGCTCGGGCTTTTGGCCCAGAGGTCGTCCACCAGCGCGCGCCACTCGCTCAGGCTGTGGCCGTTGCGCCAATCGCTGCCCCCTCGTTTGAGCTGCTCCTCTATCATGGAGATGTTGTCCAGGGCCTCGCCGTATATCTGCACAGCCGCGGCCTCGCTCACCGCATCGCCCTTGCGGGCCTTTCTGTCAAGGTCGAGTTCTCTCACTCTGTCGCGCAGCTGCGTCTTGTATACCGTGCGGCGCGCCTCGTTCTTGTGTACCGGCGTGAAATATGTCTCGATGATCTTCTCCGCCGTCGGGCCGTCAAAAACATAGCGGGCGTTCCGCTCCTGTGTCTCGCGCATATAGGACGCGCCGCGGCGCTTGTCCTTCATCCGGCTTGCGCCCGCCAGTATGTCGTCAGCCTGTGCGCGGAGAGCAGCGCGCCGCTTTGTGTTGAATTCCTTCAGAGCGCCGGCGAAGGCCTCATATTCCCGCTTGGCCGCGTATATTTCCGCAATGCCTGCGCGGTTTGCGGTGGACGGGATGTCTTCGGCGCTGATCTCCCCGCGCATGAGCTTCCCAAGCAGCTGCCTGTCCCTGTCGCTCAGGAGGTTGCGCCGCACGGCGCGCTCATAGGCCCGCCGCGCCTTTTTGCCCTCATCCCATAGTCTTTTTACCCTGTCCAGCTCTCCCTCAGTCGGGCCGGTTTCGGCTATCTCCAGTAGTCGCTCAAGCTCCGCCCGCTTGGCGTCCTGCTCAAGTGCTATCTGCCGGACCGTGCGCAGGCTCTCATAGGCGCGGCCAATCTGCTGCTTGAACTCATCATAGGCCCAGCGTTTATATTCCGCAGCGTCGGGGCCGTAATACTCGTCGAGCGTTCGCTCCGAGATACGTATACTGTCGGCGACATCTGCAATACGCTCAAGCTGGTCCGTTGGATTTGTAATATCTTCCGGAAAGAATCCCGGCGCCATCTCGCTCAGTTCACCGTAAACCTGATCCACACCGCGCCCATCTTCACTTATGCGCAGACGTCCGAACTGTCTTTTCCTCCAGTCGTTGAAATCCGCTATGTCGCTTTTAACTGTCTCGCTAACTCTTATTGGCGTGGTCCGGAGGTAGTCAAGTATGGGCTTGTTTTCGCGGTAAAACTCATCGTCTCTTATGATACCGTTGGCATAGGCTTCCTCGAACAGCTCGGCGCCGCTTTCCTCAGATACGGTCCCTTCGCGGAAATATTCGTCCGCTATCTGCTCGGCTATCGGGCGCAGCTCGCTCCGGCCCGCGTGATACGGCACGCCCAGGCTCTTCCCGAGGTCATTCACCAGGCGCGAGACGCTTCTCTTATACTCTGTCTGCGCTTTTTTGGGAAGCGCCAGCAGCGCAGTGTTCGCCCTGACACCAGCCTTGAAGCCGTACTTCTCCGTCAGCCAGCGCTGGTATTCCGCCTCGTCCTCGGGCGAGAGCTCCATACGCTCCACAGCCTCAGGCTCTGACTCGAGCAACGAAGCAAGCTCGTTCTGCTCCATCTGGTACGCGCCCTGCACAGGCTCGATGTCCGTTTGCTCAAGAGGCACAACGGCGCGCTTGCCGCTGTCCTTGTTCCAGAAGGATACGACAAGTCTGTCCCGCGGAGCGAGGCCAACTACGAAGCCATAGTTTCCCTGCTCTTTGGAGCGCACCCAGGTCTTGTACGGCATTATCTGCACGCCGTCTATCTCGGGATACCCCGCCGCCTTCGCCGCATGCTCAGTCTCCAGCCAGTAGGGATTCCCCCGGAAGTAGTCAGGTACGACCTCTTTGTCCGTGGTTTCGTCTACACTATACCGCTCCGGCTGCGCCGCGCCCACTACCTCGTCAAACGGCACGCCCTCGATGTTGACGTCATTTCCGCTGTATGTTATACTGCCCATAGAACCATGACGCAGAAGCCGCTGGGACGCTATTGTAAGCCCAGCCGAGCGAAGAAGCGGAATGGTTCTTTTTTCGTCTGCAAACAGGATTTCGCTCCTGCGCAAATAGTTGGCGGCGTTGCTTCTGGTATAAGCGCTGTTTATTTTCTGCATGTCATTTACAAGCAGCCGCCCTTCGATAGGCCGCAAATCCAGCACAGCCATGATCGGCTTACCGTTTTGAGCGCGCAGGCTGCCCATTATTGTCAGGCGCGAATTCCGCCCTCCACGCCCTTCCCCTGCGCTCTTTGCTATAAGCACCGGGTCGTCCAGAATTTCCGGTATGCGCTTTATTTCGCTGAGCGTCATTTCCGGGTGCGCGTCCAGTATGGCATTAATTTTCTCGCTGCGCAGGTAGATATCCTGCTCCATGGCCCCCAGCCCCTGCAGCGCCTCGCCCGTCGAGCCCAGTACAAACACCTCGCCGCCCGGCCTGCCGTCCCTGTTCCACAGTTCCAGCTCTGCTGCGTACTCCTCGTCAACGCTGTACCGCTCTGGCTCATCCTCCGAATACCTGTTGTTGACGCTCTCCCCGGCGTCGCTTTCACTGTCGGCAAGCTCATTCCAGGGAGCACCATGTATGTTGACGTAGTCGTCGTCGTATGATATGCTGCCAATAGGACCATACATGGTATCATACGAAGGCAATTGGAGCCGGACTCCCTGTAACCATGTATTGGTTCTTTTTTCTCCCTCTTTGACAGGCAGAGCATTCTCTGCTACACTACTCGTGGAGACGGTTGCAGTGCTGCTGTCGGTTCCCGGCGACGGGTTCTTGGCTTTCACTGCAGTCGTCTCTTTTTCTTCTGTAATATAGCCAACGCCGTTCCGCTCCGCAGGCGGCCCGGTACGGTTGCGCGTGGCCGCCTCAGTTTCTCCGGTGTCCATGCCCGTGCGTTCAGCGACGGTCACGCGCGCTGCATCCGCGAACCGCTCCGCATGAGCTCCGAAGGCGTTGATGCCCGCATAGGCGTCGGCGTAAATTTCCTGGAGTATCGAGGCGAAGTATGTGTCCATGAGCGCCGGGTCATACTCCGCGCCATCCGGCACGTCGTATACGCCGCGCAGCCGCTCTATGTACACCTGAGCAACACGCCGGAATTCGTCCTCGCCGTACCGCTCGATGATGCGCTGCTTTACATCCGCGTCAAGCCCCGGAGTGTTCGCCGCCAGATCGTGATATACCTCATGTGCGGCTATCTGCGCCGCGGAATAGCCCGCATTGTCCGCCTGCACATAGATGCCCCCAGGCGTCCAAACGCCGCGCACAGCGCGCGTCTTGCCCACTGCGCGCACCTGTATGTTCCCGGCAACGAAGGTTACCCGCTGGCCCGTCCGCCTGTATACGTCAGCCGAGACCGCTCTCAGCTCATCATCATAGGCCGCTTCCGGGATCACCTGAAGCGAGCGCGCCTCTGTGCCGTTCTCAAGGCCGAGGCTGGCGCTGCTTACTCTTTCGAGCCGTAGACCTCGGACACGAGCCTGTCGAGCAAGAGCTGTTCCGACCTGCTGAGTGGGGCGGGCGGCTTGCTCTGCGCCTCGAGCCAGCTCTCCAGCTTCGACTCCGGCACGCTGACCAGAAAACCGTCCTCCGTCTCCATCTGATACCTGGTTTCTCCGTTGCTGCCATTCTTGTCCCTGCTGTCCATTCTGTATGCCTCCATTCATTATTTCTTCCGCCGTGGGTAGTATAATATTCCCTTCGGCGTTTATTTCAGGCGCAGTTGTGCGCGGAGCTTCCATGGTTGGCCCTTCCGTTGCCCCAGCCTCAGCTCGCAGTGAGAAGTCGCCGGCGGTATCAGCCGTCGGCAAAACGATGCCGCCCGCCTCCGCGTAGGCCTGGTCCTCTATCGGGGCCCTCACTGTCTCGGGCGTGGTCTCCTCAGTTGCCCGGCCCGCCGTCAAGCGGCGGATCACGCCGTCTGCGCGCTCCGTGTTCGCGGCCGCCTCCGGCGTCGTGTCTGCCGTATCGTTTTCCGCAGCCGCCTCGGCACGCCCGCGGAAGAACGCGCGCGCCATCGTTCGCTGACGGTTTATCTCAGCCATGATAGCCGTGTCGCCGCCCGCGTCCGGGTGATACTGCCGCGCGAGTTCACGATACCGTGCCTCGACCTCCTCGAGCGTGTTCGCACCCTCAAAATAGTCTACACCATTATCGGCATATCCGTCCATATCCCGGAAGGAAAAGCCCGCCGGCCGCCGCGCGTAAGCAATGGCCGCCGGTCCCTCTATTATTCCCGCGCTCAGAGCGCCCAGGAGGAACGCATACGCCGCGTCCTCAAAGTCGGCCTCATATTCCTCGTCGAAGATTATGGCCGCAAATGCGGGCTCCAGCAGCTCCTGCAATCCCTCTTCCGTGCCTTCTGATATCATGCTGCCCAGCAGCCGTGCGGCCGTGCTGCCGCTCACCGTGCGTGCCACACGGCCCAGTGCGTTGTCCAGGCCTGCGATTTTGGCGGCGACGCGCCCGGTGCCGCTCTTGCTCAATGCGCCAATACCGCCAAGCAGATATTGCAGCGCGCCCTCGCTTGCGCCGACGAGCGTCGCATAGTTCTGCGCCGCCTCTGAGCTGTAGCCCTCGTTCAGCTTCTGCGTATAGGCGTTGCCGCCCGCGGAGGCGCCAAGTGTTGCAGCGCCCGTGGCCCTGCCCACGGCTGCTGCCGTTCCTGCCGACAGCCCCGCCGCTCCGAGTGCCCAGCTGCCGAGCGCGCTGGCAAGAATACTCGGAGCCATGTTCGAGAGTGTTGTGCCCAAGGTATAGAGTGTCCCGAGCACCGGGCTCTTCTCCTGTGCTTCCTGCTGTATGAGTTGTGAGGTGATCTGCGTCGACGATACTGGCACGGCCTCACGCTGGAATAGTTGCCGTATGCCGCTGCCGAACTGATCCAGGCCGGCGGGTATCCAGTAGAGCGCCTTCCCCAACGCGCCCAGCTCCTCATATTGAGCCGCACCTTGCCGTTCGGTCAGCGCAGGGCCCATATCTTCAAGGAAGCGGTCAGCGGCCTCTTTGCCTTGGGAGGCGTAGAGATAGTTATATATTTTTATCTCATCCTCAGTGAGGTACTGATATCTCCTGAGTGCTACTGGCGCGCCGCTTGGGTCTGTTGTGTGCTCGTTTCTGTATCGGGCATTGTCGATGTCGTTTATATACTCGTATCGCGTGTCATCAGTCACAGACGCCGGGCTCGAGAGGCCAGCATAGTCCTCCATGAGAGCCAGGGAGCTGTAATACTGCATCTTGTTCTGGTTCTCCTCGGCCCGGAGCTTCTTTATCCGCTCGGCATTCTGCTCGATTTGGGCCTCGATAGGGGCAGCCGCCGAGCTTGGGCTCGTCCCGCTCATCTCGTAGACCCGGATAAGGTTGGCCTGCCGCTGCAGGCGGCTGTTCTCATCCTCAAGCCTCTTGGCCTCCGCCGCGGCCGCGTCGGCTCTCTCCATGCCCCCGCTGAGGATATCCCGATACCGCTCAACCCCCGCGCTGTACTTGTCCTGCACGCGGTTGATGTCGTTCACAACGCCGTTGTAGTCGGCTATCATTTTTTCATAGCCGGCATAGAGCTCATCATAGGCGGCTGCATCCTCCGCGGTTTTCACAGTAGTCTGGAGATTCTTGAGCCGATTTTCAGTGTTGGCGATGCTGCCGCTCAGTTCTGTGAGCTTTTTTTCATAGCTCTCAAGCTGACCGCTCCACGCTTTCAGTCCCAGCTCTGCGTCCCCGGTGCTGCTCCAGCTGTCCGGGGACTTTATCGCCTCGACACCCCCGCGACCGGAAAATTTGCCGAGAATGTTCTCAACACTTTTCCCCCCGCCGCTTGGCGTGGCGAAGCTGGGAAGCAGATCTTTTGTGCTTTCTTTGGATTGTGACGGCCATCGCGCAGCGCTATCTTCATCGTTTTTATTGGCGACTTGAGGAAGAGAATGGTTTATCATACGGTCAAGCCGCTCCATAACGGAACTACCGGCCCCGCTGCTTGCGGTGCCGGTTCCGTTAATCATGCGGTCGAGTCGTTCTTGTACGCTGGACATGTTAAACTCCTTTTATCAGTTGCCATAGCCCATGGAGCTAATCAGGTAATCCGCTTCGTCCTCAGTTATAAGCCCCTCCAGAAGTGCGTTTTTAATCATGACTCCATATTGCCTGGGCAAGCCTACAGCCGCACCGGGGCTGATATTCTTGAGCGCATTGTTGTAGCTGGCGAGGATATCCTGTGCCGCAGCAGACATATTGTTCGGGTCAAATGTATTACCCGTCTGAGAGGTGGAATAATATCCGCTCGGCGCCGGGAGCTGTATGCCGAGATCCTCCAGCCCGCGGTAATCGCCGTAGCTGGCCCCGAGTTGGGCCATGTCAACGAGCGTGCCGAAGTCGTTGGTCTGGTCGTTAATTTCGTCGAGCAGCTGCCCGTAGTAAAAGTCGCGGTCGGTGTTGTACTGCTGCAGCTCCGCCAGATACCGCTCGAGCTCCTGCGCGTCCATGTTCAGCCCCGCCTGCAGGTTGTTCCCTAGCATATTGTAGCGGTCGAGCCACGCGCCGTAGTCGAAGTCGCGGTCCGTGTTGTACTGGTTCAGGTCCGTGAGGTACTTGTTGTAGTCGCTGGCCTCCTGTCCCTGGACCACACCGAGGTCGGAGAGCAGCATGTTGTAGTCGTTGAGGTACTTCTGATAGGCAAGCTGCTGGAGCTCCGGTATCTTGTCCGTGAGCTGGGCCGCGTAGTAGTTGCCCGCCTGGGACGCCGCCGTCTGCGCGTAGCTCGAAGGCAGGCCGCCGCTCGCGGCCGCCGCCGCGCCCAGCGCATCCTCCGCCGCCCGGTCGCCCTCGCGTATGTAGGCCTTGCGGTACTGGCTGTACAGCGGGTCCGTGTCCGGGTCATAGGCGAAGTCCTCGCGCCCCAGTATCTCATCAATGAGGCCGAGGATGGTGTCGTCCCAACGGTTCGTGTACTCCGGCGCGGGGCCGTAGGTGAAGTCGCCGTAATTGAGCATCTGATCATACAGATCGTTCACCGTGCCCGCGTTGCTGCCGCCGGGGAAGCTCGGGGCCTCGGGATACTCGAACATGTCCGGGCTCAGCGGCTCGAGGTAGAAGCTGCCGCCGTCTGCTCCGCCGGCATAGCTGCCATAGCTGCCGCGCACGCTCTCAGCGCCCAGGTTGGCAAGCTGCCGTTCGGCATCCGTCGTCGCGTTGTGCCAGTCGCGCTTGTAGCTCAGCAGTGACATGCCTGCATCCGGGTTGCGCTGTGCCAGCGAGAGGTCGGCGTCCGAGAATTCGCCGAGCAGCCCGCTCTGCTGTGCCGCCTGGCGGAACTGGTCGTAGGTGTACCGGCTTTTGGTCGTCGGTGATTTGAGTGTAGATATAGCCATGTTGCCTCCTTACTGCCGGCCCGGCGTGCTCCTGAGCTCGCTGCCTATCGAGTCCTCGCGTGTCAGGCTGTACAGCCTCCAGCCGCCCGTACCGGTGATCTTGATCTTGTAGTGGTCACAGCGCCGCGGCACCAGCGGGAGATAATAGCTCCGCAGCACCTGGCTCTCTATGGTGTTTATCTCTTCCCACGTCCCGCTCGAGTCGAACATCATCCAGAAGGTCACGCTCGCCCCGGCGTCGATGGAAATGCGGACCTGCAGCTTTGCTATCTGCTTTTTGTTCGGATCGTTGTCCACGAACTCCCCGAACTCCACCATGCTCTCCACCGGGCTCTCAATAGTCGCCCCATCCGGGATAGAGCGCGGCCGCCCGTTGAGCCAGAGGGTGCCGTCCGCGTCGAGGAAATACAGGTCCGAGTCCCATGCGAAGCCGAGCGCCTGCGTGTCGTCCTCGCGCTCCCAAATGCCGAGTCGCGTGTCGTAGACGAAGAGGCTCCAGTCCCCCGCCTCGTTCTGCATTGAGACGTAGTATTTGAGCCCGTCGCTGCCGGCCACGGCGTTGTGGTAGCGCTCGACCCCGAAAGCGGAGGCCACGCTCTGCGGCGTGCCGCCGGAGTAGGCCACGATGCCCGCCCGCGTGAGGAAGAAAAGCGTCTCGCCCGCTATGGCCAGCGAGAGGCTGCTGCCGGCCTCCACGCCCAGCGAGGCACTGCCCATCACCTGAAAATTGGAGGGCGCCGAGCCGTAGACCTTGTAGATCATCTCCTCCTTGAAGAATATCGCGTAGCCAAGGTATGAGAAGCAGGCCGTGAAGTCGCCGGCGCTGCCCACCTGCACGGCGTAGCTGTCCGTGCTCAGGCCGTCGAACACGTTCCAGTTTGTCGGGTCGCCGAGCTTGCTGGCGTATATCGTGTCCCCCTTGCAGCCCCAGAGGCGGTTTTCGTTCTCGCAGAGGAAATCTATCTCGGGCATCTCGCGCGAGAGCGTGAGCGCCGTCTCCGCGTCCCCTCCGTCGTTTATCACGAAGCTATTCTCGTAGAACACAAGTTTCGTCGCAGTGACCTCGCGGACGATGATGGTCTTGTTGTTCCCGGGGTGCACCGTGGCCCCGCTTATCGTTATGCCGTCGCCGGCCTTGAAGAGCGTCGTGAAGTCCACGTCCGAGGCCTCGATGGTGTTGCTCTTGGCCGTCTCGCCGCCGTATGTCCCGTCCACGATCTGCGCTGCGCCGGTCCAGCTCGCATTGAGGCTGCCGAACTCACCCGTGAGCTTGTTGTAGCAGGCCATGTCGGGCATGATAATGATATAGGCCCCCAGCGCCGCGAAGGTCTTCGGCCCGGCGCTTACCGTGCCGCGCTCTTCTCCGTCGGCGTAGAAGGCCGTCCCATCCACCCAGTACAGCCCGTCGTTGGCGTAAAGGCCGTAGGGCTGAGTGAGCGTTCGAGTTATGTATCGCTGAGGCCGCGGGCTGAGCAGCGGCGCGTAGTCGCTGCTCATGTTCTGCATGTCGTAGATCTGCCCGTCGAGCGCGGCAAGGTTGTGGTTGTAACCGCCGTAGCTCGTTTGGTTGTACTTTCCTATACCGGAGCCATAGAGCATGGAAGGCAGGCTCATGTCGGCACCTCCTTGATATCCACATACGGGAACAGCGCCTCCAGCTGCTCAGGCGATATCTGCGTGGGCGGTGAGATAGTCGCCCGGGCTATTTCTTCGCCCAGCTCAACATCGTCGAGCGCCCTGCGCTCGCGTGTGAAGGCCACGAGATCTTCGGCCCTGCGGAATCGCACTCGCCCCGGGGCCTCATATACTGGATTTCCCTCGGCGTCCAGCTCCGCGTATTTCTTCACCAGCTCCATCTCCGTCGAGCTGAAATAGGCCACATGAGGCCGCAGGCGCTCCATGAGCAGCACCAGCGCGTGCGCGCTCTTGTAGTCCATGGCCTGCGTTGCAATGGCACGGAGGGCCTGCCAGGCCGCTATGCACTGTTTGAGGTTCGTCATGTATATTCTCCTTACGATATAACTTTATCGTTAACGTAAACCGTGCCATACATTTTGATGGTGCTGCCGGTTATCTGCACGGTACTCGGGGCGTACATCCACAGGCTGTTGCCGCTCGACAGGCTCATGCTGCCCGCGCTCTCCAGCTTGAGAGCAAATGCAACGCCCAGCGCGTTCCTGGTATAGAGGAACATCCTGTACGTCGAATCTCCGCTGCCGCCCTGGTCGTCAAGCCGAAGCCCGCCGGCGAGGTATGTGTCGCTGACGTTCGAGAGGTAATAGCATTTTATCTCGCCGCCCACTCCATAGGCCGTGAGCACCGTTTCAAAGGTCGAGCCGGAGATAGAAGAGCCGTCTATCGTCACGCTGGAAATGTCAATGGCGCTGATAACGCCCGTGGTGATGTTCCCGCCGTTGATGGTCGTGCGTCCGCTCGTGCTCAAGTCGGTGAAGGTCACCATGCCCGTGATCTGTACGTTGGTGCTCGAGAGCTGCACGCCGTTGCTCGTGAGCGTAAGCGTGCTGCTCGTCGTGCCGTTGCTGGCCGTTATCCTCAGCCCGCTCACCGTCTGCTGGAGCGTCGTGTAGTTCCCCTCGAGGTCGGAGATATCCGAGGTCAGCGAAGTCGCCGTCTGCTGGAGGCTCGAGATGTTCCCCTCCGCGCTCGTCACCCTGCTCGTCAGGCTGTCCGAGGTCTGGAAGAGCGTCGTGATGTTCCCCTCCGCGTCCTCCACGCGCGTGGACAGGCTCTCCGATATCTGATATATGGCCGAGATGTTTCCCTCAGCGTCCTCGAGCTGGGCGCTGAGGCTCGCCGCCGTCTGCTGGAGGCTCGAGATGTTCCCCTCCGCGTCCTGGAGCTGAGAGCTCACCGTGCCGAGATTCACGTTTATCTCCGCCAGGCTGCCGTCCACGCCGTCCAGCCTGAGGATCACAGGCTGATTGATTATCCCCGCGATCTCGATAAACGAGTTGGCGTTGATGTTGTCGAGGCCGAGGTTCGAGAGCGAGTATGTGAGCTGCTCCTTGAGCATGTAGAGGTAGTTCATTATCGTGAACACCTGCTGCTCCGTGCTCTTCCCGCTCAGGTTGGGGAACATTATGTCGGTGTTGAGGATGCTGCTCGGCATACCCGCTCTCCACCCCCTTTCTCATATGATCTGCGAAAGCAGCAGCGTCACCGCGCCGGACGTGAGCGCCGTGGCTATGTAGCCCATGAGCTTGCGCCATTTTTCTCCGTCGCGGCTCTCCAACGCCTGCAACCTCCGGCCCTGCTGCTCCTGCTCTTTGACCATGCTTTGCAAGCTCTGTGCCAGCTTTTGAACAGAAACCGTCAAGGCGCCGATCTCGCGCACGTTCTCTTCAAGGAGTTCGAGCCGCCTGTCCTGACGCTTTTCCTGTGCGTCTATGCGCCGGGCAAATTCCTCATGCTCCGCGCGCGAAATCGGCTCATCCATATTTAATCCTCCCTGGGCTCTTCGTATGTCATGGCTAAATCACTGTCGCTAAGGCCGGCGGTGGTCGGGTCGGTCACGACGCCGAGAATCGCCAGCACCGCAAACAGCGCGTTCACCACGGCCAGCAGCTTGTCGCCCATCTCCGACAGGTCAAGGCTGAACCCGAACACATACGCCACCGCCTGAATCAGCAGCAGCAGCGCCGGGATGAGAGAGAGCCAGAAGTTCTTGTTCTTGAGCCGCACCTTCCAGTTGATCATGAAAATAATCCCTCCTGTTTTTGTTTGATATCGGCCTTTTCGCGGGACGATTTAAAATCGCCCCTGTTTTTTCAATCGAGCGCTCATTTCCCCAGCGCACGATACAGCATCACCCATGCCTGCTCGCGTGTGCAAAGGGCGTCCGGGTTTTGTCCATCGCTGATGCCCGTAGCCATGACCCACTCCCGGGCCAGCTCGGTCTCCGGCTTCACAGGCTCAGGGTCCGGCTTGGGCTCAGGCGCTATGTACGTCACGCCCGCGCCTATGCACACGCCCCGGGCTATGGCCTCGCCGAGCTCCGTGGTGTGCTCGATTATCCACGCGGCGAGGTCTGCGCGGTCGTGGAATTCGCACTCGATATATACCGCCGTCGCCGTGGTGTAGCCGAGCTCGTACAGACCGGAGTTCACGCGCACGCCATAGTCCGTCGTTCCCGGGCTCGTAGCCTGCACCTCATCATATATGGGCTTGGCATATTGCATTTGTTTCGCCGTGCCGCCGTGGACAAACACAACGGTGCCCGCGCCGCCTCCGGCGTTGGTGTGGATAGGGATGTGAAGGTCCGCGCCCCATGCGTTGCTCTCAGCCACGCTGTCCTTGTACCCCTGCCCCTCTGGGGCCTTCCGCACCGCAAAGCCGCAGCGCTCCAGCGCGGACTTGGCCGCTTCAGCTATCCGATTGCACTGCACCTGCTCGTTCGTGTCCCCCGCCGCGTAGTTATTCGCAGGCTGTGCAGAAGGGGAAAGGTAGATTTTCATGCCCGCGGCCTCCTCCTTGTCGTCTTCCGTGTCGTCTCCGCCAGTGCCGCCGTCTTCCGCGAACCACAGCAGTAGGAAGCTGTACAGGTCGCGCTCGTCGCCGCGCTGATAGGTCGTGCCATCATAGCACTGAGAGCTGCCCGAGCCGTCGAGCACCATACCATCCACGATGCCGAGGCTCTGCATCCGCTCGACTATGCCGTCGAGCGTATAATTGGTGGTTGTGACTTCGACCGTCCACTTGCCTTTGGCGTCCACTCCGAACCATGTGCGAAGCGTGGGCACTTTGACGTTGGGCTTCTGCTTCTTGATTACGTCATCCCGCTTCTTCCCGCCGACGAGCAGGGGTAGGGTAGAGAGATAGTTGTCGTTGCTCATGTCAGTTACCATCACGGGAATAGTGGACCTCATCGTGATAATCGGTCCGGAGTTCCAACCGAAGCCCCAGTCCATCCACTCCTCAGTAGATAGCACGGTGCCGTTGACTTTGTAATTGCCGCAGGGGGTAACGGGCTTTGTGTTGTACCAGTGCCCGTTCGTGACTATGAGCTTGCCGGGGTATTTGCCTTTGTGCGCCTCATAGACGGCCTTGACGTTGGTGTATGGCTTGGTGTGGTCGTCGTATATCTCCGCGCGGAGTAGTGTGCCTGTGTGTAGCATGGTGTCACCTCTACATGCAAATAAAATTCGTTGCGATATTATGAAATGTCTACATGTACATCTTCTGAGGGCATAACAAAAGTATATTGGGGATATCGGGCTGGCGTATCGTAAGATACGCCAACGGGAACATCGCGCGACGTCTCGACGGTCGTGATTTCATAACCCCCGGGCTTTTCATCAAGATAGCCACTTACGAATTCTCCGGCGGCTGCTTCATCTTGAAATATGTCGTAGATGCCAATTGATATGATACGGAATACTCCGCCCCCGCCCGAGTGCGTCCCATCCACCCCGAAGATACTTACGCCCTCGGCGATGTTCTCCGGCACGAGGTTCGCGTCGCCGGAGACAACCACGTTGCCCGTGGTATAGCGCCCGGAAGCTACGGCGGTCTGGTCCGACGTGCCGGGCGTCACGGTCTTCGCCCCCTGTGTCGTGAGCTGCTGAGTGGCTGATTTCGTGCCGCCGGGCACATATCCCTTTTCCTGCTCAGTCGTGGCCGTGATAAGCCCGCCCGCGCTCACGTCGATCATCGGCGTGGCGACTTCGACCCGCGGGCTGTTGCCGTCATTTGGATTTGCTATCATGGCTGCACCTCATTATTTTCAGATTATTTTGGAGCCGCTCGTTGCCCGGCTCAAGCTCCACGGCCTTTTCCGCCGCCGCCGCAGCATCCTCCCACTGGCCGAGCTGCCAGCTTGATATCGCCATGAGGTCGAAGGGCCCCGCGCCCCAGGCCTCCGGCTCGGTCATGTAGTTGTTGTCCCGCGCGGTGATGTGCAGCGCCCGCATGGCCCAGTAGCGGCACAGCGCCCAGTCCTCGCGCCGGTAGTACAGCAGCGAGAGCGCATACGGCGCCTCGCGCTGGCCCGGGGCCTCGTCCGCCGCGCGCTCCAGCCAGTACGCCGCGCTCCGCCAATCGCCCAGCGCATCGCAGCAGCGGGCTATGTAGCGCATGCTCGCCGCCCGCTCCGCTGCCCAGGTCGCCGTGGGCATCGACAGGTGCCGCATCAGCGTCGCCATGGCATCGCCCCAGCGTCCGTGGAACATGTACTCCCGCCCGAGGTAGTGCATGTTGCGGTCGTCGCCCGGGTCCTCGGCGACGGAAAGCTCAAGCAATGGGAGGTACTGCCCGCGGCTCTTGCTGCTGTCCGGCCAATGCTCCACGCGCAGCGCCGGGACGGTGATGCAGCTCTCGGCCCTGTCCGGCGTCAGCACCTCGTGGACGGGGTGCGTCCAGCGGTAGCCGTGCCGGGCGTGGATCTTGTCCGCGAAGAACACCACGCCGTCGCCGCCGTCGGGCGTGTGGCTCCAAACGTAGGTGTACCGCGCGCGAGTAGTGCCGGGCGCCCAGGCAGCCTCCAGCGCCTCGCGCCAGCCGGGACAAAGCACCTCGTCGAGGTCGAGACAGATGCACACGTCCGCGTCCTCCGGCAGCAGGGCAAGAGAGGCGTTGCGTGCAGCATCAAAGCGCCAGGGCGTGATAGTCTGCTCGTACACGGCGGCCCCCAGCGCACGCAGCAGCTCCGGCGTCCCGTCCGTGCTGCCCGAGTCCAGGACGTAAACGCCGTCAGCGCCCGCACAGGAAGCCATGAACCGCTCGGCGAATTGCGCCTCGTTTTTGCATATGGTGTAAACGATAGTTTTCATGCAGTTACCTCAGTATGCCGGCAAGTAATAAAAGTCTCCGCTTGATGAATCTGTGTACTGAAGCTGTCCACTGAATACGTTGCCATTTAACTCAGCTTGCGTGACAATTAAGCTGTAAGCACTGCCAACCTCAGGGATATCAAGTCCAAAAATATATGCACAGCCACAGCTGTCGTATGAACTGGAAACATTCTTGAACAGTACTGCCTTTGGCACGGCCCCTTCAAATGTTATTACAAAATTATAATACCCATAGACAGGAGCCCTTGTTTGCGCTGCCGCCGGGAGCAGAGTCCATTCTGAACTCGCTCCGCCCCCGCCCGCGGCATACTGCGTATTGTGTATCACGCCGCACCGCCTTCCGGCGCGGGCGCGGATATCAGGCGAAGGCGATGTATGTCCTCGTGATAGTACCTCCTAACCCGAGAGTTCCGAATTGCACTGTTACGCCATCCGCTTTGAATGTCGTTTCTGGTGACATTCCGCTTGTAGAGCAGCCCGGTACCAACAACACAGCAGATTTGCTCGATGGATTTGACGCACCCGAGGAGTACTCCCCAACGAGCACCAGCGAAGCCTTCTCGGGCAGCGTAATGGTGCTTCCCGAGGTCGCAGTTATCTTTCCAGCGTCGATAATTCTGACGCTTCCCGCGCCGCCTCCGGCTCCTGCGTTGAGTATCATGCTCGGCACCTCCCTTGTGCAAGGTGCCAATAAGAGGAGCTACGCGCCCCCCCCCCGTTGGGATTTTGTGGTATTTATGCACTGTGTACAACCTCCTTATGTCAGGCTCTGTATCACGATGTATACGGTCAGGTCCGCGCTGGGGACCGTCGTGCAGCTGAAGGTCAGCTGTCCCGCCGCCTGCCCGGTGCAGAGCACGCCCGCCTCGTAGTACGCGGACTGGGACGCCAGCGCCGGCACCGGAGTGATGAGCTGGGCCGTCTCGTCCGCAAGCACGCCCGTGACGCTCACCGTCTGGGCGTTGCTGTTCCATGCCGACGCCTGGAGCGTAACAGAGACGCTGTGCGGCTGCCCGCTCGCCCCTGTCGGCCCCGTGGGGCCGGTGGGCCCGGTAGGCCCGGTCGGGCCTGCAACGGTGGAATCGGCGCCGGCGGGTCCCTGCGGGCCCGTGGGGCCCGTGGGGCCGGTAGGGCCCTGGCGGCCCGTCGGTCCGGTGGGCCCAGTCGGGCCGGTTGCCCCGGCCGCGCCGCCCGCACCCTGCGGCCCAGTGGGGCCCGTCGGGCCTGTAGCACCCGTCGCACCTGTTGCGCCCGTGGCGCCTGTGCTGCCCGCCGCACCCGCAGGTCCCGTCGGGCCGGTCGGGCCGGTCGGGCCTGCAGCCCCCGCGCTGCCTGTGGCCCCCGTGTCACCCTTTGCCCCCGTGGGGCCTGTGGGCCCAGTAGGACCGGTCGCGCCCGTCGCGCCGATATCGCCTTTGGCTCCATCGCTGCCGTTAGCTCCTGCGGGGCCTGTCGGGCCTGTGGGACCCTGTATGCCCTGCGGCCCGGTGGGGCCGGTCGCTCCCGTCGCGCCGGGAGAGCCGTCCGAGCCAGCCGCGCCGGTAGGGCCTGTCGGCCCCGTCGGGCCAATCGGCCCGGCAACCGTGCTGTCTTCGCCCTTCGGGCCGGTGGGCCCGGTCGGCCCGGTAGCGCCGGTCAGTCCGGCGGGGCCTTGCGTACCCTGTATGCCCTGTGTGCCCTGCGCCCCCTGCGGGCCAGTAGGGCCTTGTGCGCCCTGCGGGCCCGTGGGGCCGGTCGGGCCGGTCGCACCCGTGGCGCCTGTGGATCCGGTGGGCCCCGTTGGCCCGGTCGCTCCCGTGGCTCCTGTGGGACCGGTGGGGCCGGTTGCTCCCGTGTCTCCCTTCGCGCCCGTCGGCCCGGTGGGGCCGGGCACGGTAGACGGCGCTCCGGCGGGGCCGGTCGGGCCGGTAGGCCCGGCGGGGCCCTGAATTGTTCCGTTATTAACCCACGAGCTTCCGCCCCAGATGTATATATCATAGGGCTCGGACGCGCCCACGCCGTAGGCGTCGCCAATATTGGGCGATGGCACCGCGCTCTGAAGCTCAGAGAGCGAGGCGTAGTAGCCCATGATGGTGAAGCCATTGCCCTGGGGCCCAGTAGCTCCTATGGCGCCCGTCGGGCCAGTCGGCCCCGTAGCACCCATGGCGCCGGTGGGCCCTGTCGGCCCTTGTATTCCGGTGCTGCCCGTGGGCCCGGTCGGCCCCGTGGGGCCAACTGCACCCTGCGGGCCCGTGGGGCCGGTGTCACCGGTTGCGCCAGTGTCGCCCTTAGCTCCCGTAGGGCCGGTAGGCCCGGTTTCGCCCTGCGGGCCGATAGCGCCCTGCACACCCTGAGGCCCCTGAGTGCCCTGTGGGCCTGTTGGTCCCGGCACCGTGCTTGCTTCGCCCTTCGGGCCGGTGGGTCCGGTCGGCCCGGTAGCGCCGGTCAGTCCGGCGGGGCCTTGCGCACCCTGTATGCCCTGCGCTCCGGTCGGGCCTGTCGGGCCAGTCTCCCCCTGCGGCCCCTGTACGCCCTGTGCGCCTGTGGGGCCAGTTGCGCCGGTCGTACCCGTGGCCCCCTGCGGGCCGGTTGGCCCTGTGGGCCCGGTCGGCCCGGCAGCGCCCTGGAGTCCCTGCGCGCCCTGGGGGCCGGTCGGCCCGGGGACGGTGGATGCCTGGCCCTGGGGGCCGGTCGGCCCGGTAGGCCCCGTTGGGCCCTCGGGGCCCGGCACCTCGGAGGCCGGGCCTGTCGGTCCGGTCGGGCCGATGGCGCCGGTCGGGCCGGTAGGCCCGGCTATAGTTGAAGCCTGTCCCTCGGGTCCCTGCGGGCCGACGGGGCCTTGTATGCCCTGGGCTCCGGCGGGTCCGGTCGGGCCGGCAGGTCCGGTGTTGCCCTGGGGGCCGGTGGGCCCGGCCTCGCCCGTCGGCCCAATCGGGCCGGTTAGCATGCCGTAGCTATGCCATTCGGGCGTCCCATCCACCACGAGCCAGGTGTAGAGCTCATACGGCGGCTCAGTGCCAACATAGTAGCTATCTCCGATCTTGGGGGCCGGCACCGCCTGCTCCAGCTCCTCGAGGCTGTCGTACTGCCCGAGGACTTCAATGCCCGTGCCCGCCGGCCCGGTGGGGCCCACGAGGGACGCCAGCCACTCCTCGGGCGTGCCCTGGAAGCCGTGCGCCACGGCCACGCCGTAGGCGTCGATGTAGTAACCGCGCCAAGGGTGCGGCCAGGGGCACGGCGGGTAATAGGGTGTATAGCTCATATAAGTCCCTCCTCATAGGCCTCGGACGGATTGTAATTCATGGCATACCAGCGCATGAACTCATTGAAAAACGTGTTGAACACCTGCGAGGTGTTTTGGTATTTCTCATACTCGCCGTTGGCGTAGTCAATGCGCGCCTCGAGGTACGCGGGATAGAGCTTGTCATGAGGAGGGCGGACGAGCATGGTCGTGTCGGCGTCCTGCGCGTAGGTGTATGTGATCACCGCCTCCACGCGCAGGAGCAGCACCTGCGTCTGCACCATGCCCTCGACCTCATTGAGCCAGCGCGTCAGCGTATCGTTGTCGAAGGCGTTGGGCTTTACCGCGCAGGCGTATGTAATTGCCTCCTGTACTGTCATCTCGCCCTCCTGTCCATCAGGCGCTCACGAGCTGTGTGCCGCCGCTCACGCCGCCGACGGCCGCGAAGCGCCAGTCGGCGAAGCCGCCCGTGAAGCGGGCGTAGCCCTTCCACACGTTGGCATCGTTGCTCGCCAGCTCGCTCCGCACCTCAAGGTTCACACGGTTGAGCCACTCGGCGCCGCCGCGGGCTATGTTGTACCCGGAATCGAGCAGCACCCAAGCCGTCGTATCGCCGCCCAGCCACTCGTTGAGGTAGGGCCAAACGATGACGTTCCAGCGGCCGAAGAGGAAGTTGAATGCGTTGTTGGAGGTGTTCGGGTCCTTGTCCGCGCCAATGGCCGCGAACACCGCCTTTTTGAGCTTGTAGTTGTTGGGGATGAGGATGGTGTCGGGATGCACGTCGAGCACCTCGCCCGTGTCGCCCTTGAAGTCCTGCATGGCGCTCTCCATGGCCGCCAGCGCGTCCTCGGAAAACTCGTCCGCGAACTGGTTGGACTGCAGGAACTTCGCGTCCAGGATGCTCGGGTGGCTCTTGGAAAAGAGGCAAAGCTCGTCCGAGCCGGTCGTGGGGAACGATTTCCCGCGGAAGGTCATCGCGGTGTTGCCAAGCATGGCGTTGGCGTAGAGCGCAGCGCCGAAGCGCTCGCGCGTGCGGTAGTAGCCGGCCGTAAACGCCTCGGGCTGCCGCCTGAGGTCCATGACGGTCGCGTCGTCGATGATCTCGCGGGAGAGGCTGAAGCTGTCCTTCCAAGTCATGTTGATAAGGACTTTCTTGTAGCCCTCCTGCATGTAGTCCACGGGGTACTCGCCGTTTTCGCCCACGGGCTGGAAGCCCTGCATGGCCGTCATGGAGCTTATGGTCTCGCCAAAGTGGCGGCTGTCGTTGATATCAAACAGGTGTTTGAGCATGCTCATCTGTTCAAACGCCTCGCCGCGCTTTTCGATGAACATGCGGATGGGGGCCTGGCATTTGCCGAATACGGAATCGTTAACGCCCGAGCCCTCGGTGAAGCTGATACCAGCCATAAAAAATCACTTCCTTTCTTGTGTTTATCAGGCCGGGAACCTGACGTAAACGGTATCGCCCACGGCGGTGCCGTCCATAGAAACTACCTCGGCCACGCCGCTCGTGGTAGTGGCCGTTACCTGCATGCCGTCGGCGCTGAGCGTCACAAGGTCGCCCGCGTTCACCGCGCTTGCAGCGGCGCTCCAGGTCGTGGCGAAGAGCATGCCCTCGAGCACGCGGAACACGGGGATGATGGTGCCCGCCTTCAGCGCGCTCTCGGCGGCCGTGGCGCATATGTACTGCGGCCGCGTGGTCGCGCCGCAGGCGGCCAGTTTGCCGTCGGTCATGACGAGCGCCATGCCTATCTGAGGCGTGATCGCGCCCGCGGGCAGATACTCCAGCCCGGGGATGATGCCGCCGTTGTTCTGGGATATGAGAAAAGCCATTTTCATTACACTCCTTTCGAGATGTTTTTGAGATATCTTGCGTAGTCCGCCCTGATCTCGGCCTCAGTCGCCTTGGGGTTTATGGCGCGGTAATATTCCAGCACCTCAGCAGATATAGCGGGAACGTCGCCGCCCTTCCCCCGGGATTTTGTGGCCTCCAGATGGGCCTTGCTCTGGGCCGCATTTATGGCGGCCTGTTTCGTCGCCGCAGCCGCCCGCTCCGAGAGCCGCTCCATGTTGGCCAGCCTGTAGGCCTCCACGAGGCTGAGGCGGTTCTGCTTCACGAATCGGTAGAACTCCGCGTAGTTCGGCATCTTCGCGAGGTCCTCGACCGTGTTGATCGCAGGGTCGAGCTCGTGTATCTGCCTCAGCTGCTCGTTCATCGCCGCGGCCGCGGCCTGCCGTTTCGCCTCCCTCGCCTCTTCGAGCTGGGCCTTGATCTCAGGCTGCTCAGCCGCGAGTTTTACAAACTCTTCCTCGGACATCCCGGACTTTTTCAGCAGCTTGGCCCGCCTGTCCTCGTCCAGTTTCGCGCGGTAAGCGTCGTAGTCGGCCTTGTTCTTGATGGGCTCCTTGGTGTAGGGGTTCATGAGACCCAGCGCCGCGATGCTCTCGTCCAGCTGCTTCGCAGCGCGGGCCCGTATCTCGCGCGCTATCTGCTCGCGGGTCTGTGGATCTATCCCCGCGCCGGCGTTTCCCGCGCCTTTTTCCTCGGGCGTCTGTCCGCCCGGCTCTTCGCCTCCGGGCTCTTCGCCGCCGGGCGGCGCCGTCTCCGGGCCGTCTCCCGCCGTCGGCTGCTGTTCGCTCGGGGTGTTGGCCGCGCTGGCGGCGTCTTCGGGCTCACGTTCGCCCTGAGGCCCTTCCGGCCCGGGGTCTCCGGTCGGCTCCCCGCTTGTGTCTACGCCGAATATTTTGTCGTAGTCCATTTTTACCTATCCTTTCACTTTCTGCCGTTGCCGGTGCGGAGATCGTTGCCGCGCTTTACTATCTCCTTGCCGCGCTTGCCGTTGGGGTCAATGGGCGCCTCGACGCGCTGAGCGCCGTCGTTGCTGATCCGGCCGATGTAGCCGCGGCCGTTGCGACTGCCGTAGTCGCGGCCCCTGTTCCTGCTGTTATCGGGCATAGCCATTTATGTCCCTCCTTTCGATGTGTTGTGGCGGATGATAACGCTCTCTCCTGCGCATAGGTATCACATAGCGCCACCGCCCGTCTGTGCGTTGCCGAGCGCAGCCGCCTCCACCTGGCCGGCGAGTTCCGCCGCCTGCCGGGCGGCCGCCTGGCGCGCCTGCATCTGTATCTGAACGGCCTGCAGCTGTTCCTGCCGGCGCTGCTCCTGCTCAAGATAGCCGAGCGTTTCGCCGGCCCCCGGATAGTGCAGGAGGTTCATTTTTCTCCAGAACAGGATAAGGGTGCTCAGGCTTTGCGGGTTGCCGAAGGCCCCGGTCTGCAGGTTCATCCGCGTCTCCTGCCACATCGCCTCCCGGTTTGAGGCCAGCGGCGCGGAGGTATCGCAGGTGAAGAGGAAGGCATCGTTCCAGTACCACTCCCCGCTCGCGTCCTGCTGGAGGAAATCGAAGCGGTCGAAGGTCTTGTACTCGGCATTGCCCCGCTCGTCCATCGTTCGCACAGCGCGAGGCTCGTCCGCATAGGCCAGCTTGAACTTGAACATGAGCTCGAACAGCGCAGCATACGCCGCGTCGCGCATCACCCGTTTGGACTCAAGCCGCCCCGCAGTCTGCGCCGCGGCGAACTCCTTGGCCGTGCCGCTCGTCGCCGTCGTGTCCCGCCGCCCCTGGAACGAATCGGTTATGCCAATGATCTGCCGGGCCTCCTCGTATATGTGGTCGAGGTATTCGCGGTCCTGGCTCACATCGCCCTCGAGGTTATATACGCCTATCATGTTCGCGTCCGCGGGGTTTGCCGGGCGGTAGACGCGCATATCATTCTCGTCTATGCCCACACATGCATCCGCGGGCAGCGTGACAAAGGAGCCGCTCGAGATGAGCTTGTCGATGATCTTTTTTTCGAGCCTGTTTGTAGTGTTCTGCTGATCCGTGATCTTGTCGATATCGCTGTCGCCGAGGAACTGGCCGTATACGCTCACGTTTTTCTGGAGCACAACAGGATAGCGCCGGGGCTTGTAATACGGCACGCGGAAAGGCACGAGCCTCACAGCCGGCACAGGCAGGCCCGTGATCTCATCTATCTCGCCGGTGAGATAGACCTCCTCGTGTGCGCCCGGTATGCGATGCCCGAGGCTCGTCGTGATGGGCGCCCAGATCTCCTCGAACTCCTCCTCGCTGTACACCCAATCCGTCGAGCCGCAGTAGGGGCAGCGCCGAGCCTCGTGCCCGTCCGGCTCTTCCTCCGGCTCTTCCTCGCCCTCGGGCCAGAGCTCGCCGTCTATCCAGCGCATAGCCCCGCTCCAGCCCTCGTCGTCCGGCGGGAGCCCCGGGCGGCCCGAAACCCCCTCGGCCTGTTCCTCGTCCGGCTCTTCCTCCTCTTCCTCGAGCGCGTGCTGCTTATCATCGCCGTCGTCGGCCATGGGCTCGAGCTGGCCGCATAAGGCGCAGCGCCGCAGCCGCCTCGCCTGGTAGTCCTCGAGGTCCTCGAGCTCAACATCCCCGCACCAGCTGTACATGCCTATCCCGCCGGCGTCGTTCCGGTAGTAGGCGATATACTGCGTCACCATGTCCTCGGCCGTGCCGCCGTCGCCGCCCTTGATATCCGGCTCCGCCTCGCCCTCGAAGGAAACGTCCTTCCCGTACCGCCGGTATATGTATTCCCGGGTCTGCGGCATCTTGAGGATGATGTAATCCATGTCCTCGATGCCGCTGTACACGCCGTCCTGCGGCACCATCTGCCGCGGGTGGATGGGCACGACGTTCAGCTCGCCGATCGTGGTGTGCGTGCGCGCCGTGTTGTCCCACTCCACAAGATAAGCCCCGCCGCCCTGGATGGGGACTATCCGCTCCATGAGGTCGTTGATCTCAGCAAAGGGCAGGCGGTCCATCTCATTGCGCAGCATGTCCTCGATTATCTTGGCAAGCGGCTCGTCCTTCTCGTGGACCGCCGTTACCTTCGGCGAAGGGATGTTGCTGTCCACCTGGGCCTCTATGAGCTCGCTGCATATGTTCCGCACGTGCGGCGTTTTTGCGTTGCTCGGCCGGTATTTGTTCACCAGGGGGAAGATGTACCTGGATCCCTGATACAGCCGCTCGCGCTCATCCATGCGCGCATACCAGTTTTCGTATTGCGAATCGTTCCGGGCAAGCCTGTCCTGCCACAGGTGCAGCCTGTCTCTGTTCATGTCTCCTCCTTATCTGCCGGGCGGCCCCCAGCGCTGCTCCAGGAAGCGCTTCCCCGCGGGGGACGCGCGCCGGTAATCCTCCAGCATGTCCCTGGTCCATTGCATCCGGGCCGGCGCCTCCTGTATGTGCGCCGCGCGGACCCAATATACGCAGAAGCCGCGTATAGCGTCGGCCGCGTGCGTGAGCTCGTGAGGCTCCTGCGCCACATCGTTTACCCGCTTATCGTCGTAGCGCAGCTGAGGCAGCGTGCGGATGAGGTTGGTGCAGAGGGGGAATATGCGCAGCTTTGCCACGCGCTGGCCCCGCTCATCCTCGAACACATGAAGCCGCTCGTGCATCGCCATCCAGCCGTCCAGCCTGTCGTTGCTCGTTTTGGTGAGCGCGATGCCGTGCTCGGCAAATATGTCCGCCACGCTCCGCCCGGTCTCCTGCCGCGCAGCCCACAGGTCGGGCGGCGCGAGATAGGCCGTGATCTTGTCCTCGCCCACCATGTCAAGCACGGCCTGGGCCGCCTCGCTCACTATGAGTCCCTTTGCGCCCTCACCAAGGTCCCGTCCCTGATATACCTCGCGTACGGCGTAAGCCATGTCGTGCTCGTCCACGACGATGAGATAGGCCGCCAGCATGTCGAGGCCGTAGTCGATGGTCACATAGCGCCGCCACCACGCCGGCGGCTCGAAGGGAGCCACGACATGCACGTCCCGGTCCCACTCACTGAAATACTGGCCTGCGAACACGTCCCAGGAGCCATTGAGCCAGGCCTCGCGCAGCTCATAGGGCAGGGATTCAAGCATGTGGATATACTCGGGGTCCCGCTCCATGAGCACGGGATTGTCTGTAACCTTTGCCTGGATGAATTCGTAGTCGTCCGCCCGCTCGTCGCCTCGATACTGTCGGTCAACAAAGAGCCGTTTCACCCAGGCATGGCCAACTCCGCCGGGGTTGCAGGTGAGGTACATGCGCTTTGGGAATCCGCTCACGCCGCGCAAACATCCCTTGAAGGTTTGGAACTGGTACTCCGTAAGCTGTGTCGCCTCGTCGATGAAGATGATATCGTACTCCTGCCCCTGATACCTGAGCACGTCCCGCTCCGCGGAGCAGTAGCCGAACCAGATGTTCGAGCCGTTCGGGAATATAAATCGCTTCTGCTTGTCGTTCCAGTGCGCGAGGCCCGAGAGCTCCAGCTGCATCGGGAGAATGTGATTTTGCAGCAGCTCGGGATGTGTCCGGCGGACGATGAGGATGTTTATGCCGGGATACCGGTGCGCCAGCACGTCGGCCTTTTCGCGCACCGCCCAGGTCTTGCCGCCGCCGCGCGCACCGCCGTAAGCGATGAAGCGCCGGCGGGCCTTGAAAAAGAGTTTCTGCCGCTCATTGAGCTCGAGCACCCTATTCGGCATAGCCGGCGGCCTCCTCGTCAGTCGCCCCGCGGAAGATTATTTGCATCTCGTTCGCGCCCGGGAGCACGGCCTCGACCCTGTTCCGCCAACGCTCCGGCTCTCTGTTCGTGAGCCAGAATATCTGGGCCTTAACATTCGGCGGCACATAGATCTCCTCGTCCGCGTAAACGAGCCGTTCGCTCTCCACGCGCCGCCCCCGGCTGTCGAAGCTCGTGGTTTTGAGCTTCATCGGCTTTTTCAGCACCCGGACACCGCCGAGCGCTGTCTCGAGCAGGCTCCGCTCAACGCTTTCATTGTTCGCGCGCGCATCCGCGCCCGTGCGTGCGCGCGTCACCGCCTCCGACATCTCCGGGTGCTTTTTGAGCCACTCGTAGAAGGTCGAGGAGCTGATGCCCATCTCCTTCGCCATCTCGGCGTCGGTCAGCCGCGGCGCCATCTCGGCGAGCCGTTCCAGCCCCTGTTCTGTCAGCCATTCCGCATATTTGGCCCGCGCCACGACCAACACCTCCCTGCGCGCGTACTATCTCTCAATCTGCAATCTATCAGCCTTACCCCCTCTGTTACCGTCAACTTTCACTTTCAGGCATAAAAAAAAGAGCCCTCCCCAGCAGGGGAGCGCTCTACCACAGCTCGAAAAATCGTCGTCTCACTCTATCCAGCGTCGAGGGCGAAACGAAATACTCCGTCGTCACCGCCTCCCAGCTCGCAGGCGTGCAGAGATAGGCCCGGAGCGCGTCAGCATACTCGCCCCCGGCCTCGCGGCACAGTCTGTCTATTTTACTTTGCACCTCCGCAGTCTGCCGCGCATAGTTCTGGCACACGAAAAATATCATGCCCTGCTCGGCATAGCCCTTATGTACTGAGGGGAGATACTTGAATTTCCTCGCCATCCCGCCCTCCTAACTGCGCATCGGTGCGAAGGGCAGCGCATAGCGGATATACTGCCCCGCTCTTTTGCCCGAGTAGGCCGTGCGGTACAGCAGCTCGCAGCCCTTTGGCACGCGCAGCTCCGCCCCGCTCCATACGACGCGGCACTTCGGCTGAGGCCTCACAAGGTTGCGGGAGGGCTTGTACTTCTTCTCGTCGGGCAGGCGGCGCACCTGGGCCAGCAGGTATTCCGCCAGCGGCGTGTAGTCCTTTTGCGCGCTGAGCGCTTTGGCGTAGGCGCCCCCGTGCGGCCAGGCTTCCAGGCAGGCCTGCCACGCGGCCCGGTTGGCTATGATGTGGTGATGTATGCGGACTGCCTCGCCCGTCTCCCCGTCCATATCGGAGGTCACGGCTATGTATTTGAGCTCCGCTCCGGGAGGCAGGCGGCGCTTCACGCGGCGGATGAAATTGTCCAGCTCGCGGTTAGCCTCCTTGCGGAGATAGTCCTCGAGTATTCCCGGCTCCTGCCCGGCGGCCCGGTCTGCCTCCTGCCTGGCTTCCGCCCTGCGAAGGAGCTCGGAGTATTTCTTCGGCCCATAGTCCAGCCCGAGGAACAGATCCCCGGCTGAGAAGTTCGCGTGTATTTCCCGATTGAGTCGGCGCGCCGCGTCGTTCTCGTTCTGCCGCTGCTTCCGCTCCGAACTGCGCCCGAGCTTCCGCCCCCTGGCCGGAGGCTCACCGGGGACCCAGTATTTCGTTTTCTCCCCGAGAGCCCCGCACTCATATGTGCGGATCTCCCAGTACCCGGTCGAGCCCATATATTTCCCCCGCGTCCGTAAACTTAGGCCTTTACGAACCTTTGATAACGCGCGTGCGCGCGCGTATTAAATATAGTGTGGACGGCATGACCCGAATCCGTTTTTGAACGTGTCCGCCGCCCCATGTCATCGCCGTCGCCGGTTGAAGGGCGACAGCCCGTCTGCCCGTCGCCGTCATCGCCACGAGACGGCGGGCACGCTCAAAAATCTCCGACCCTGTGGGGCGTCTGCTTGTGTCCGGCAAGGCTTGACGACGCAGACGGGCTGTCGCCCTTCAAGGAGGAAAACGCGGTCGGGCGCGAGCAGCCGACCCACAGGGCGGTTTCTGGCCATGCTGTCCACACTAAACGTATATGCTCTCACAAAAGGGCCCGCCGCGCGGGCCCTGTGGTCAGAACACATCCTTGTCCTCGCCGCTCTCGTCCGGCGCATCATATCCGTGGTCACGCATGAGGCGATCAAAGTTTGCATCCACGATGCCGTACAGGCCATCGCTCATTATGTGCAGCGCCGCCAGCAGCTTGTCCTGTACGCCGCTTTTGTAGTAGCCTGTCAGTACTTCGCCTCCGCCAATGTCTGCTGCAAGCGCCAGCCACCCAAACCGCTCAATGTCCAGCCCTTCAAGCGAGCGCGTGATAAACTCCGCCAGCTCGCGCTCGTTCTCGTCAGTGTAGATTACTGATATCATTTACCGCCTCTGGTTCTCTATCTATGATGCAGTTATCCTCGAGGGTCTCCGGCCCGCTGCATACCCCGGCCAACGCGCACTTGCCGCAGCCGTCATATCCCTCCCGAGCCTTCATGCAGTTCCGGACAATAGTCGCATAGTCGTACTTGTTCAATGTGATTTTCATTTTCACCCTTGCCTTTCTTTCAGCAGTGCAATCGCCTCTTGCAAAGCGTCCTCGTTAACAGGCCGCCATCGCCCGCCGCCAACGTCGGTTATCACCGGCATGGACAGCAGCTCCTCCGTAAGCGGGGCGCACTCTCTGCCTGGGCCACCGCGCGGGCATCCGACGTAATCGATGAACAACCGCCCAAATTCGCCAAGGCGCTCCAGCACCGCGCGCCTCTCCCGCTCAGCTTTCTCCGCCCGCTCACGATAGCCGGGGATGATGTCGTCCTGATACTGAGTGACCATCTTGCTCAACGTCTCGCAGCGCGCGTTTGCGGCTTTAAGCTCGCTGTATAAATGCTCAAGCATTTTCACGTGTCCTCCTCTCCCTCCGGCGGGCGGCGGTCTGGCGCTGCGGGAAGTGGCATCCAGTGGGTGACTTTACCCGCACCGGGCCCAATGTCCGTCATCCAGTTACCCCACAAAATCCAGCCTACAGACGTTCCAACGCGCTCGCAACGCACGATAACCCTCTGTTTTTCCTCCGGTAGCCTCTCCTCCACGCTCACCCACTCGTTCGGCGGGGTGAGGGTGGGCGTTTCATTTATCGCCCTAACAAACACGCAATCACTCGGTTCACATGGCTCGTCAGAATAGTCCTGATTGCAAAGAGCACACATTCTTTGCCGAAGCTCTATTGCGTCAATCATCCTCGCCATAGTTAACCCCTTTCATCTTTGCCTTGCAGTTAGGGCATTCGTCCGGCGCCCAGTCTCCATAATCTTCCTCAACGACAATTCCATATCCGCATTTGGGGCAAAAGTAGTAACTGCCCATCTCGTCATAACCGTCTATTTCCCATTTAGCCATCTTTCAGCGCCTCCAATCTCTCCATCACCATCTCCACGGCCTCGTCCGTCATGGGCGTGCCGCAGCGGGGGCAAAAATTATACGTATCCTCCAGACCGTCAAGCCCTTCTTGGCAAGTAGCGCACTTCGAATACTGTTTTCCGTTGACCTCAACCACAGTAATCCAACGGCCGCGCATCTGTTCCACCTGCTCCCGGCTGATGGGGCGGGGGCGGTGAGGGCAACTTCAACGGCGTCTTTGCTATACCATCGAAAACTCCTCTTTCCATTTTCAAGATCATCCCAATGCCTAAGCAACCGTTCGAGTTCTTCAATCGCTTCTTCCCGCGCCATGCTCATTTGTTGCCTCCTATCCCCTTTTAGGGTCATATTTGTTGAAGTCCGGCTCTGCACGGAAAATCAGCCGATTGTTGCACCAGCGTTGAAGAAGGCGGACTTCCCGTGGCGCGTGGGGCTTATCGTAAATCATTACATACGGGTCGTAGCCCATGTCGCGCAGCTTATATATTCGGTATAGGTTTTCCTCCATCGTGGTGTCATAGTTGGTGAGGCAATACACCGTTGCATACCGCCCGTGAGGCTTTCGTGTTGCGAGGCTCGCGTATAATTCCAGCCCTCGCAGCACCGCCTTGCTCTCCCTCATGTAATCCCATGCGAAATGGATTTCCCGGAGTTTGAGCCGGTTAATGGCCTCAATGTTTTGTTTCGTCAACAAGCGGCAGTCCATGCCTTGATTGATGTCCACCCACGCTTTGCTATCTATAAGCTGCTGCAACAGTTCCATGTGCTGAGGGCAGGCCAATATGTTTGCATCCATGAGCACTATGTTTTTCTGCCCATTCCACCACTCGGAGAGGTCAGCGACTTTGATGCTCTTGCGCCCCTCTTTCCCAGCCACAATGCAAAAGTGGCAGCCTCGTGGGCAACCGCGAGTAAGAAATCCATACGCCGTATCTTTCGTGAGTTCTGGATAAAGAGAGTAGTCGGGGTAAATATGTTCAATCTCGTCTGGCAGTTTGTTGTCGAGGCCGTACCCTGTGCCGCCCTTGACGATCTCTTTGGCGTTTAATGGCTCCGGGATGTCCTGCGTGTAAGTCTCGTCGAACACTTTGCTCATGTAAACACGGTCGTACTCTGAAAACCCCCACCACCACTCAACCTCGTCTCCCTGCGCTTTATGCCATGCGGAGAGTTTCATCAGTGCGAGGTTGGGGTAATTATGCCCGTCAACGTCAATCAGCCCGATTTTCATCCAATCTCTCCATCTCCTCCGCGCTCAGAATCGGTGCACGGGTGTTCCAGTATTCTATCGCTTTCTCTTTCGTCTGACAGGCGCACCCATACGCCCCACAATAGTGTTTTTTGCAACTCCCTGCATAGACAGGCTTGCCGCCCGTGTGAAGTACCTGCACTTCTGCGTCGCATCCACATCTCCAGCACGGCACCAGCACCCCTTGCTCCGTCAGCCTCGCCGCTGCTTCATGGTCTCCGAGCATTGCGCGTTGTATGTCAGTCAACATGATAGTACGCCTCCAACTTTCTTATCACTTCGCCACCGTAAGCGTTGCGCGTCAAGTGGACAAATTCCTCCGGTGTTGTGCTGCCGTTCATATCAAGGCCACGGTCTGCTAAGAACGCTTTGCGCCCGGCCTCGCAACTCCCGGTTAACCTGTGATGCCAATCAAACAGGTCACGGTTAGGGTATTTCACGCCCGGCTGGTGCTCGGCTACAAACGCCTCTATGCGTTCTTCTTCCGGCAAATCCTCAAACAGTTTATCTCTCAACGCTTCCATAGCCTCATGCAGAGTATCGCCATGGGCAAAATAGACATCCTGTTTAACAACAAAGCACGGCGTAAACGTGAGGTCGCTTTGCAGTATCGCGCCTTTGGCGATATTCCCCTTTACGCGATATATAGCTGTTGGCACACCATCTATGTCGTATATTTTTTGCCCGGATATAGAGGCTATTTTTTTCCCGTAGCCGTCGCCGTAGCCGTCGCCGTAGCCGTCGCCGGAGCCGTCGCCGGAGCCGTCGCCGTAGCCGGAGCCGGAGCCGTCGCCGGAGCCGGAGCCGTCGCCGGAGCCGTAGCCGTAGCCGGAGTCGTCGCCGTAGCCGTCGCCGGAGTCGTAGCCGTAGCCGGAGCCGTCGCCGGAGCCGTCGCGGTTTGCAAGCGCGGCAAACTCGTCTGCTTTCATGCTCTCCATTCTTCAACGCTCCTTATAGATTTCTCAGCGGTTTTGGTGCAGGGCAGTATTTCTATCGCGTCGAGGACCGTAAGTGAATCAACGGAAACGGTAAATTTGCATTTTCGCGGGTTGCTCGTGCCATCCTTGGCGAGCTGCATAAGGCTCGCAGCTCCGTCCCAGTACCACAGGCAACGGGCGTCCGACATCGTTACCTCCTGGCCGTTGCGCTCAACGATGTTTCCAGCGAACACGCCCGAGCGGTCGCAGCGCACGATGTAATAAGTGTTATCCATTTTATTGGCCTCCTTGTTTATATCAGTCATGTGAATTCCTCCATCCTGTAATTGAGCTCCGCATCATTACACCTCACCCCCGCGCTCTGTGCAAGGCTGCTGACTTTTTGTGCAGCGGTCCATCACTCTAAATTTGCAGAACGCCATTTTCATCACTCTCCAAACCTTACACAAGTTTAACTGCACCACTCAGGCAGGTTTGCGCGCACGAGGGCCTCGGCGAAGGGCGGCGGCACGGCGTTGCCGCAGCGGGCGGTCTGTTTGAACTTCGGATATTCCCGCCCAGTGTAGTCACGGTCGATTATGTAGTCGTCCGGGAAGCCGTTGGCGCAATACAGCTCCCTCGGTATCAGCATGCGCAGGCCAATATCGGCTATGAAATACCACGCGCCGCCAAGCTCAAGCAGCAGCACCTCGTCATCCGCCAGCGCGTACCCGCAGTAAATATTGAGCAGTCCGCGAATCTTCGGCCAGTTGTGCAGTTCTGCGCCCGGCTCCGCTTTCCGCACCTCTGTCGTGACCACGCCATGATGACCTCCGCCCGCGGTGATGGTCTGCACCGGCTCGGAGACCGCCGCGCCTAGGTTTGTGCCCTTCATCTTTACCAGGCTTGCAAGCGTCAGGCCTGCGTGGTCTCGCGCCGTAACGGTGCGCAGTGGGGCCTTCGCGTCCTGCCCATGCCTCTCAGCGCCGTAATATGCAGTCAGCGATGCCGCCGCCAGCCCGTAACGGTTGGCGGCGTCTATTGTCATCAGGGGCTCTGTCACGTCCTGCCCCCGGACATGCTCGTGCCGCTCAGTGTGGTACTGGATGATATAAGGCCGGCAGCCTCCACGTTCCCCAGGCCGTTCCGCAGCATGCACGACATACGGTGCCGACGACCTAATCACAAACTTGTCCACGCCGCGGATGACACGCCGCATGGTGTTCGGGCTGAGTGGTCGCTGTGCGGTGAGGCCGTACTTATCACGCACTTCCTTCCGCGTATCAAAGATGGACGGGCATGGCAGCGACCAGTCGATGATTTCCGCCGCGCTCCTCCACGGCTTTCTCAGCCCTGCCTTCGTCTCCGGGCTGTCAGCTGGGGCATGAGTAGGCTCCGGCCACACGATGGGCCGCCCGTCGCAGCGGGCGATGAGGAAAAACCGCTTGCGCGTTGTTGGAGCGCCATAGTCCGCAGCCACCAGCTCGCGCCACGCGACGTCATACCCCAAGTCCCGGAGCTGCTCCAGCCACTTTGTGAATGTCTGACCGGCCTTTGATTTTACCGGGCGTCCACGACGCACCGGTCCCCAGGTCTGGAACTCCTCCACGTTCTCCAGGATGATCACCCGCGGCCGCACCGTTCCCGCCCAGCGCAGGACGATCCAAGCGAGGCCCCTGATATGCTTGTCCACGGGCTTCCCGCCCTTGGCTTTGGAGAAATGCTTGCAATCCGGGGACGCCCACAGCAGGCCCACCGGCCTGCCGGCGCAGACCTCCACGGGGTCAACGTCCCACACGCTGGCCTGAATGTGCTCAGTGCGCGGGTGGTTCGTCTTGTGCATGAGTATTGCGTCAGGGTCATGGTTGATAGCGATATCGACCGGCCGCCCGGTCGCGAGCTCAATGCCCGTAGACGCTCCGCCGCCTCCGGCAAAGCTGTCGACTATGAGCTCTCTCATTCACCCCGCCCTCCCAGCTTCTGCTCGTATTCCTCGCGCGACCCTTTGTATTTACGTACCATCAGCCGCTCCTTTCTCTATAAACCCCAGTGTCAGCAAAACGTCGTGCGGCACAGGTATCACCTCATACCGCGACCTGCTCCGTCCGGCCCTCTCCTGCTCCGTCCACTCGTGGCTGAGCAGCACACGTTCATCTGCTGTGCCGAGGTGCAGATAATGCCGCTCCCCCTCGAGGGAGAACTGAAGCAGGCACGCCCCGCTCGGGTAGCGCACAAAGCTCTGCCCGCCGCGCTGGCCGGTCTTAATGCCGTATCGTTTCGCTAAGCGCAGCATTCTCGCCGGCGTGACGTTAAGCACAGGTCCCGCCGCCTTCACGCCCGCCCTCCGTGTCGCCAAGCCAGTCCCGGCTCTCGATCCACCTCCACACCGCCCCGGGCTCGTCCGCTCGATTCAGTCTCACGGCAAGAACCGACTCACGGTCCCTGATGATCGCGCAGCCCGTACCGAGGTACGCGGCGTCGTTGCGGTCCCTCAAGCTCCAGCCGGGCCCCAGGCCATACACGCGGCGGTCCAGGGTTTGAACGAGCTGCTGAGCGCCCAGCCGGAGAGGAAGCACCGCGCAGGGCTGAGCCGCATAATGATCGCTCACGTAGCCGTTGAACTCCTCGCAGAAAACGGCGTCTTGTATATACTGGGCGGCCCACCCGCTTTTCCCTTTGCAAACGCTGAGGCATTCGCCCGTGCCGGGCAGATACCCGAGGACCTCTACCAAGGCGGCGAGGACGAGTTTAGGCGGCTCGTCCATGATATCCAGGCAAATCTGCGCGGCCCAATCAGGGCCTATAAGTTCGAGATTTGGGCCGGCGACGCGCAGCCGGAAGCCTACGGCGCCTGCACTCTTGAGCGCACGGGCAAGCCGCTTTTCGTTTATTATCATGGTTGTACCTCCTTTGGTATGTTTGGGGGCAGGGCCTTGTTCCATCTCCACCTCGATACCCGGCGTGCAGGCACGCCCAGTTTGTCGGCCATCTGCCTGTCGGACAGGCCCTGTTCATAGAGCTCTCTGTAGAGGTCGTAGCCCGTGGTGCGGGCGGCGTTGACTGGCAGCATCCGTGTGCGCCGCCAGTGCTTCACCGCACCCAGCCCAACGCCGCAGCGCTCGGCTATCTCTGTGTCCGTGCATCCGCGCTTGTAAAGCGCCATCATGTGGGTATGCAGGTGCTCCCGTCTCTTTGCCTCAAGCCGTGCCCGCACTTCGTCGCGGATAGCGTCGCGCATCCGGTCGTCGCGTCCGCCCGGCTCCCAGCACCTGCACCCGTCCCCTGAAGGCTGCTTCATAGTGAAGGCACGGCTCGTCTTGGTGTTGAGGATATACACGCAGGCCACCATGTCAGGGTCCAGGTGCCGGCATCCCAGGCAGTATTCAGTTATCATAGGCGTCGGCAACATGAAACAGCCTTTTCCCAACGTACTCGCAATAGTCGTGCTCCAGCCTTGCCCCCGGCGAATCCTCCCAGTCCGGCAGGAACGCCACCATGTCGGCGCTGTCTATCATTGCGAGGCATATGCGCATGTAATCCGCGCTCTTCATCCCTTCGGGAAGGTGCGCCGGGTTGAGGACGATGTGCCCCTCGTTCCTCTGCTCCATGTGCGCGGCGAGAAATTTGCGTTTGTACTCGGGGTCTCCCGCGATCTTGCCCGCTATGTATACCTTCAACGGCGCCACCGCCGCGGTCTGTATCGCAGTCATGCTCTCCACTCCTCAAAACAATCTTGTCTGGCGTTCTTCGGCTTCGCGCAGCGCCGCCTGCTCGGCGGCCCGCGCCTGCGCCCGTTCCCGGCGCGCCTCTGCCTCGGCACGCTCTCTGAGCACCTGCTCGTGTATGCGCTGCTCAAGCGGGGTCCGTCTCCGCTCCCCTTCCGGTGCCTTGTCCCTGCGCCGGCCGGGGCAGCGTCCCCAGTGCGGCACATAGCCGCTCTCCCGCGGCACCGCGGGATGCCCCTCCAGTGTTCCCCGCTCATATGAGCCGTCGCGCTGATAGAACAGCAGCGGCCCGTCGGCATCCGGCCAGTAGAGCACCGGCTCCGCCTCGCAGGGCATGTTCTTCCCCGCCCGCGTGCGGATGAATATCAGAGGCTTGCCGCACTCGCGGCAGGGTATCTCAAACCGTTCCTGCCTTGCCATAGTCTTCCGCCTCCTTTACCGGGCCGAGCTTCTTTGTCCGGCACTCCTGCGCAATTGGCAGCCAGCGCACGCCCCATATCTTCGCCGCCGCGATGATGGCGCGTAGCCTGTCCTCCGCCGTTACCTCCACGTCCTCATAGAGATCGTGCCGCACCTCCCACCTGTCCACGCCGATCACCTGCCAAAGAGCCGCGAGAAAAGCGAGGCGTGCGGTTTTTTTATTTCCATTTCTACAACGTCTGCGTCCTTGGCCACCTCAACAGCCTCATCCACAAGTCCGGGGAATTGTGTCTCCAGCGTTTTAAGCCCCATAAGGGCGCTGGCATATGTGCTTATCAGCGTTTCCCGGTCGCCCTGTACACTGGTCAAAAAGTGAGCTTCTCCTGCGCTGCCAAACGCGCCCAGCGCGCAGTCGCACTCCCGCTCAAGCAGTGGCTTGTCCTTGCCCTTTTCTCTGATAGTAACGATGTACATGTTCATTCCTCCGTTGTCATATTTGCAAGCGGCCCAGCCGCTCACCACACATATCCATAGCAAAACACATGCGCTCCGATCTGCCCCCACACCCTGTCATTCTCAGCGCCGCGGGAGAAATAGAGCACGTCATAGGGCACGACCGCGAGCTCGAAGGCCAGGTCCACAGCCTCATAATTGTTTTCTGTGGGCGTCACGCGGCTTAGTATAGGCGCCGTGGAGAATTGCCGCTCCTGATAGATCACCTCGCTCACCGTGTCCGGGAAGCTCTCGGAGCGCACGCGGTTGAGCACCACCTGGGCGACGGCTATCTGCCCCTCAATCGGCTCGGTGTTGCTCTCGGCATACACCACGCGGGCGAGCAGCTCCCGCTCCTCCGCTGTGATTTCCTCATACCGCGGCTCTGATTCAGGCTCCGCGGGAGGCTCAGGCGTCTGAGGTTCATGTGCTGCCACGTCCGGCGCTACCGCCAGTTGCGCCGCCAGCGCGGCGGAGCTGTAAACAGGCGCGGGCAGCTCACTTGCCGCCCGCGCCTCCTGCGCACTCAGGCGCAGCGATATGATGGCGGCGAGGATGATGAGCAGCGCGCACAGCGCTATGTACCCGGCCAACACGGCCTTCCCCCTCCAATTTCTCATCTCTCCCCGCCGCCTTTCGTTTGTGTTATTCATGCGAGCGCGTCCCATTAGTGGATGTCCACTATCATTACCTTGCCGCCGCTCAGTGTCGCCGCGAGCTGCAGCTGCTCCAGGCATTCAAGGCTCTCACACCGCTCCAGCATAGCCGCCAGTTCCATGAGCAGCAGCGCTGCTCCGCCGCGGTCCCTGTCCGCCCGCCCCGGCGCTTCCGGCGCCAGTGCGTTGACCTCCCGCACCGCTTCCGACTCCGCCGCCGCCTTCTGCTTGGGCTTTGGCCCCGGCTTCACATATCCGCTCTCCGGATTGCGCAGGAGGATATCCTTTATCCATTCCTCCTTTACCGCATTCAGCTCCGCCAGCACCTTGATTTGCTTGGGCTTGTTCTTCGCCGTCCGGTACTCCCGGACGATTTCGCTTTCGGACATAACCATGTTTGTACCCCTCTCAGTCCGCCAGCACGTAGCCGTACGGGCGTATTATCCTGTTGATGCCGCTGCGCATGCGCGAGCGTTCCTCCTCCGTCGCCGGCCGCCGGTGTACGATGCAGGTCGTGACGCCCTGTTTTGGGCCATAGTCGTACCGCAATATGTACCCGTCCTCGGTGTCCTCTTTCGTGATTAACGGATAAACAGGCTCCGCCACAGCCCCTCACCTCCACCTTCAAGCCTATGTGTGCCTCAGCCTGAATGATTACTGGAACCTAACCTTGAGCCGCCTCGCGACTCAAGTCCTCGTCTCCCCTCTTGTCCGCCTCCGCGCCCGGTGGTAAAATCATCCGGAAGGGAGGTGACGATATGGCATCTATTCGCCAGTACGATAAACCTTGGACTTGCGCCAAATCCGGACATGAAGAAAAGTTCGCCGTATACCTGTTGGCAGCGGATGACGGCACAATTCTTGATGTCAAAGAGAATGGCTGCGAGAACATGGACGGAAGTGACAAATGCAACTCATGTCGCGCTCATGTTCTCCAGCAGCTCTATGAGCTCCACCTCGGTCATCGGCTCTGATAAGCGGATCGTGTGCGCCCGGTCATATGCCGCTGGCAAAAGTCCGCGGCGCACAAGTATTTCCGACAGGCAGACAATGGCGCCGTAAGCTTCTTCCGCGTGCGGCGTGTCCCTTGTGAACGCCTCCAGTGCGAACAGATACGCCTCTATGTATCTCCTGTCCCGTGTTTCGGAGTTCGGATACTCCCTGTCAAAGCCGACAAGTTCAAGTGCGCTCACGCCCTCACCTCCTTACAACCTTCAGCGAATTTTGTAAACTGAACGCTTGCGGCCAAGGCGAACAAGCCATTATGCGTGAGTTTATAGAGCACGTTGCTCAGCACGACGATTCAGTCAACTCTAATGTCAGGTTCCTCGTTCTCGATAAGTAAGTGCTCTGGCACTATTCCGGAATATATACCGGTACTACCCTCTTCTTGTTTCGCAGTCATGCTATTTGTTGACCAGATGACTTCTCCCGTTATGCTCACGTTCTCCCGCTCGCGCTCATCCAGCGCGGGCTTTTTATTACCGCCGCTCACGCCCTAACCTCCTCTTGTCCGCCTCCGCGCCCGGTGGTAAAATCATCCGGAAGGGAGGTGATAAAATGTGGTTGGATATCTTGGGCATCATCTTGCCCGTGTTGGCTACCATAGTTACAGCTGTTATCGCAAAGAATAAGGCCACCAGAGAATTGAAGCTCAAATTTGAACACCTGCAAAAGCAATGGGAGCACGAGCGCGAGCTCGCTGCTGAGTCTCGTTTTTCTGCGATGGCCGCCTCCGTTTCCCGTGCTGCAAACACACAGGGCTGGCAGTACCGCGCAGAGGCCCTCGCGCAGGTTTCTTCCATCAGTGCCGAATCCACGGGCAATTTAGCTGTCTGTCTCGATGCTTTGTATTCCACGCTACGCAAAGGCACGCGCGAAGAAATCGAAGCCGCTCTATCCTCAGTGATTCAGCTGAAGCGCAATGATAACCATCAGGAACGCCCAGAATAAGCCGATACACGCGCTCACCGCAGTAGCCGCTGCGGCGAGCGTTTTCCTTTTGAACGCCAGAACACAGCCCGTCAGAGCCGCCGCGAACACCGTCGCGCCCGTCACCAGCCAGAAGCCGGACCATACCCCGTCGGGGTTGACCAGCCACGCAATGCGCAGCGCCGCCTGTATAAGCATGTAAGTGCAGAACCCATAAACCGATATCCACGCCAGCTCAGTCTCAAAGTTCCTGAGCCGCAGCGCGCTCATGCCTTTTCTGCTGCACACCATGACTGACAGATCTATTTCACGGCCCGACAGCATAAGCGCAAGTGCCGGTGCACATACAAGCAGCATGTAGGCCATGCCGCATATGACATAAGCCCCCTCAGCCGCCTCGCCGCTCACGCCCTCACCTCCTTACTGTGCCGTCTGCTCCAAAGGCAGCTCGAACAAGTAGTTGAAATCCGCATTAAACAGTTGGCACAGTATGCGCGCCTCACTGACGCGGAAGCGCCCGTTACGGCACTTCGTCTCGTAATTGCTTCGAGACATGCCAAGCTTCTCTGCTACGAACCCGTTGCTGTAACCATTTCGTGCTTGTTCTGCCTTGAGATTTGGATACATGTTTATCACCTCGATTAGCATTATGATAATTGCAAGATTATAATATTACCGTTTTGCTTATTTGTCAATAGCAAAACGGTAATACTTCGCAAATTGCTTATTTTTATATTGACCTGATTAGCTATTTGCGTTATTGTATTATAAAAGGAGGCAAGTATATGGACACTTTTGGCAAGCGGTTAGTTTACGCCCGCAATAAAAAAGAATATTCTCAAAAGCAGCTCGCTGAACTGATGGGTATTACTCCCACTAGGTTAAACTATTGGGAGAAGGATAAGCGAGAACCAGATATATTAATGTTAAAAAAGCTTTCTGAGCTTCTCGGCGTTGACTCTGATTTCCTAATTGGTAATTGGCCAGACGACTTTTATGAGGATTATCAGAATGCAAGAAATGATGAGGAAAAACTATACCTGTTGCAGTCCCGCGGTGTCCCTCCCGGATTGCGCAGTGACTACATACGGCTTGCTGGCCCTCTATCGAATGATAGCGAGCTAAGTGAAAATGAACTTTACTTTATTGAATTGTACAGACGGGCAAGCGATGATGATCGAGATGTAATTAAGCATATTCTCAAAAAGTACGAAGACCCCACAAGAAACGAGCGTGCCAGCGCCGGATAATCTACATCTCAGATTACATGAAATAAAAAAAAGCCGCCCCTCCCGAGGCGGCACTTCATAACTGTTAAGTAATACTAGCCATTTTACTGTTGATTTTATAACTCATGTGTAATATGATACGTGCAAGGGGAATACTATGAACAGAGAAACCATTCTGACGTTGCTAATGCAATACCTTGACGGGTTCATCTTTCATCCGCGCCTGTCTGAAGAACTCGTGAGTGCCCTCAAGGGGTCGGGCATTGAATCTGCGTTCTTTGCCAAGCTCAAAACCTGTTTGAGTATTTTGAGGACTGACGGAGTCCTGGCCTCCAAGTATTTAGAAATCGAGCCGCTCGGAGGCGGCATATACAGTATGCACGTGGATGGAAAAGGCTTTAATGTGCGCATACTGTACGGCTTTCTATCCGACGGTCGCTCCGCTTTGCTTTTGGGTTTTTTCAAACGTTCCGGCAAGAAGCATACGGACTACCAGTCCCATATTCCCCCGGCAGTTTCTCGTTTAAATGAGATGAAGGAGTTGTATGAAAATGGCTGAGGCAAGTCTGCGCGATTTTGTTGCTTCGGTAACCGAAGATATTCCTACGGAAGACCTAGCTCTGATACTCATGTCTTCTGACATATCTGTGGCTATTATACGCAAGCGAGTCGACATGGGCATGACTCAAAAAGAGTTCAGCGAGTACATGGGTGTTTCTCAGGCAATGGTATCAAAATGGGAAAGCGGCTGCGCAAATTTCACGCTCAAAACCCTGGCGCAGATAGCGGCAAAGCTGGATGTTCAGGTGCGCAGCCCATTTGTTGTCGACCACACTCCAGCGCATCTCAAGCACAGGACATACGACCATGATAATGTCGTTCAATTCCCGAACGCCGCAAGCTGGGAATTCTCTGCCTCCGGCTCAACATTTACCGACGTCGGCGAACTAAAGGAGATGTGAGTTAAAATGTTCAACTACTCAAATGCGTTTCATGTTGCCATGCAGAAAGAGAGCAGGAATATCCTGATAGACTTCATTCAAGAAGCACCAACTTTTGGCGACGACAAGAGGATCAATGGTCTCAAGTCGGACGCCGTCGCTTCCGTAGTATTGCCTGTGGACGTTGCTTTGGACCTTGCTGAACACATCCAATCATATTTCACAGAAGAGCCTTCCAATACCTGATATCGCTTAACAGCCCCCTTGCGGTAGGCTTCCCACGCATACGTGGTAAGCTGAGTCCTGGGGGCCCACTTGTATATCCACTCAAGGGGGGGGTGATTCCTACGAACTTCATGTATCTCCGCAAGAGCCGCGCGGAGGAGGGGCAGAGCACGGAGGAGGTGCTGGCGAAGCACCGGGCTGCGCTGGAGGAGCTGGCCGACAGGCTTGGCCTGCCCGTGGACGGCGTGTATGAGGAAGTGGCATCCGGAGAAAAGCTCTATGCGCGCCCTGAAATGCTCAAGCTGCTCGAGCGCATCCGCGCCGGCGAAGTTGAGGCCGTGCTGTGCATGGATATCGACCGCCTCGGGCGCGGCGGCATGGCTGACCAGGGCACCATCCTGGACGCCTTCCGCGAGTCCGGCACGCTGATAATCACGCCGGAGAAAACCTATGACCTCACGAATGACGTCGATATCGAGATGACGGAGTTTAAGGCCTTCTTCGCCCGGGCCGAGTGGCGTGCCATCCGCAAGCGCATGCGCCGCGGTCTGATGCAGACCATAGAGGCCGGTGGCTACACGGCCAACGCGCCCTACGGCTACCGCCGCTGCCGCATCGGCAAGCTGCCTTCGCTGGAGGTCATCCCCGAGGAGGCGCGATTCGTGCGCTATATCTATGAGCGTTACCTCGCCGGCATCGGCGCGCAGACCATAGCGCAGGAGCTCAACGCCATGGGCAGCATCCCTCGACGCGGCGCCGAGTGGAACCGGAACACGGTGCGGCATGTACTGCGCAATCCCACCTTCGCCGGGAAGGTCGCCTGGAACCGCGTGAAGCACTATCGCCCCGGAGCTCACGGCAAAGACAAGCACCACGTCGTTTACACTCCGGAGGGCGAGTGGCTGATGGTGGACGGCGTGCACGAAGCGATCATCCCATGGGACACCTGGCTGGAAGCTCAGGAGCGCAGGAAGCAGCGCTACATACCACCCAGCAATACCGGCCAACGCGCGAACCCCTTTGCCGGCATCATCCGCTGCTCGAAGTGCGGGAACAATATGCAGCGCATGGGGACTAACAAAGGCGAGCCGTATCTGCTGTGTACCACAAAGGGCTGTACCGCCGGTGCGAAGTTCGAGTATGTAGAGGAGCGCATGGTCGAGCTGCTGTATGACGAGCTTGCCCGGCTCCGACTTCTCATAGACTCGGGCGCAGCGCCAAATATTGACGCACTTGAAGCTGCCCTAGCCGCCGCGCAGCGCGAACAGGAGCGCGTACAAGCCCGCATCCCGCGTCTGTATGAATTCCTCGAGGACGGCACATATGACCGCGCTACGTTCCGCTCAAGGCTGGAAGCCGCCGAAAAAGAGCTTGCCGAGCTTGCAAACAAGCGGGCAGACCTCGAGCGCCATATAGATGAGCGCCGCCGCAGCGACCCGCGCAAAGCCGCCGCCGCATTGGAGAATCTGGTCCAGCTCTACCCCACCATGTCTCCCGCCGACAAGAACAGTGCCCTAAAAGCACTCGGCGTGGAAGTAACCTACACCAAAGGGAAGAAAACCAAACCCCGCGACTTCACCCTGGAGCTCCAGCTCCGCGATTTTTAA